TACCTTACTTCAGCAACGCATCCCGCGACTTCTCCCCACAACTATTTCATCCCATGCAAAACGTACCAAAATAACGGTTCGTTTTGCCGATATATCACTCTGTATCTGTATAATATTTCTCCTTATCATAAAAGAAAAGGAGTGATTTTGTGGAGATACAAGAAAATATGGCCGCAGTCATTCACGCATTAAAAGAAAAACGAGGACAATCTCTGACCGAACTGTCTGAAGACCTGGAGATCTCCCGTTCCGCTCTGCAAGAATACTTGGCGGGAAACGGGAACCCCACCTTGGCGACGGTGGAACACCTGGCTGAGCGACTGGGTATTCCCTCTGTTGCTCTAGTTTCCGGGACGCTCCCGTCTGGACAGTTCGACGTTTTGATGACCCTGCTCGACAGCTTGAAATTGTTATCCGGTCTATCCGCTGACCAACGCCGCCGATTTACAGAGTTGCTGGGAGAAATGCTCACGCTTTGGGAAGGTGGCGAAGCCCGTGAAAGATGAAGGAATTTTTGTAGATTTCCGCATCGCTGCTTCCTATCGTATCCCGATGTCTGTCGTCTCCCTCCGGCGTTATTCTGGACGCAACGGCATTTATGCTTACCCGATTTGTCCCCGCTGCAACACGACGCTGCCCCGGGAATACCTATCCTTTTGCGATCGCTGCGGACAACGGCTGAATTGGAAGCACTTTGCGAAAGCGACCATTATTGATTGAATCTTATACGACAAAAGCGCCTGGAGCACTGCCCCAGGCGCTTTGTTTTGTCCAATTATACCTTCGCCCGCACCAGATAATAGATCGGCTCTGTCCGGTCATAGTACGGCGCGATGGGGCCGATGTTGGTGTAGCAACCATCCTTGGTATTCGACCGGAAGGGCCCACCAGCGTCATACCACTTGCCGTTACCGGCGTAGATTGCCAGGTTACTATCCCACACGCACACGTCCCCCGGCCGCAGGTCATCCAGCTTGTCCCAGGGCTTGCCCTTTGCCTGGATGACCTGACAGCCCAGCAGGTTGCCGGTGCCGGTGACCTTGCCGTTGTCGTGGCTGATACGCTTGCCTGCCACCAGCAAACCCACATCCTGCAAAATCCACGAGACGTAGTGGGAGCAGGTAGCGCCAGGATGTTCCAGCTTCCGAGTTGCGTCAAAGGTGGACTGCTTGAGCGCACCAACGCCCACGTTGTACGCAAAGCTCACCAGGGCGTCAAACTGGTTCTGGTTCAGCGGCACCTTGACCGCCTGGGTCACCGCATCCTCGTAGGTCTTGATGCTGTGGTCACGGAGCCAAGCGTGTGCCAGAGCCTTCGTTGTGGTCATTCCCCGGCGCACCCGCTTGCCGTAGTAGCTTCCAGTCTGGCCATAACCAATCGTCCATACCCCATCCAGCTTATTAGATGCTTTTAGCAAGCAGCCCTCAAAACTCTCAATCATAGCCAAGCCCTTTTCGCTGATTTTCATCCTTTCGTCCACTCCTCCTTCCTTCATCGTCCGTCCTGGTTGGCCTTATCCTTCAGCGCTTCCAGCGCCCGTTCCAACACGGCGGGCAGCGGCACGCCCATCAGACCAGCATTTTCGGCAATGCTGATGACCTCGCTGACCGTGAAGGCAATGCACACGCCATCCCGCACATAGCTGGCGCCCAGTGCCAGGTCAAGCCGATGGGCCACCAGCACCAGCAGCAGGATGACGCACTTGCGTACAAGCCCCTTGAAACACGCCTTGCTCTCCAGCGCTCCATTGGCGCTCTTCTGCGACTTATGGAACACGCCCGCACAAAGCAGGCCGGTGGCGTAGTCGATGGCCATGCAGATGACCAGCGTGGTCAGGCCAGCGTCCCAGCCGCCGAACAGGCCAGCAATGAAGGAGCCGACCAGCCCCGCACCCGTACAAATCATTTCTTTCATGTTGTTCTCCTTTTTCAATTGATTGGATAGGTCAAGTTAATCCAAAACGCATTGGCCGAGCCTCTGGTAATCTGCAACCCGCCGGCAGCAGGGATCCGCAGTCTGGCCGGATTGGTGGTGGGTGCTTTCCAGGAGGGCAGGGTCATGATGATGGCTTCGCCATTTTGGGGCGCTGGTACGGCGTTGCTATCCAGCAGCGTTACCCAGCCGCTGGCCGCAGCAGTCAGTGTGATGCCGCCGTTGACGAAACACATCCCCAGCTTTTTCATCACCGTCACCGTGCCGTCTGACACCACACTGCCGGAAAAGCTGGTGTAGTTGCCCTTGCTGTAGTTGCCATCCGTGATGGTGTTGGCATTGATATATAGCTCGTCGGTGGACAACTCCAGCAGCGATTGCCCGATCAGCTTCAAGCTGCCCCTGGACAGGGTAATGCTGCTCTTGGTCGTCCCTCCAGCAGCACTGAGCACCAGACAGTAGTCCCCGGTTTCCGGGTCGTATGCGCCAGCGGACAACGATTGAAAGTAGATTAGCGTGTCGTACCTCACAGGAATCGCATCCTCCCCCGCTTTGTGGTCTGCTGCTCGTCCAGGTAGGCTTCGATCTCGCTCATGTAACCGGCGAAATCGTTGTCGGCATAAGCGACGGTCTCCCCCTCTACAGAGTGGGAGCTCATCCCCTCGGAGCCGATGCGGTTATAGCGGATGACCGCCACCTCCGGCACGATGTAGGCCAAGCTCTCCGGCACCTGATCGACACCACCCAGCAGCAGGAGCAGACGCGCCTGGACGGCGCTGACGATGGTGGTCAGCAGCGCGTCCCGGCTGTCGTCTGGGATGCCCAGGAGAGTCCGCAAGGTCATCAATGTGCGCTCAGGCATCGTCCGGCTCCTCTTACGCCTTGGCGGTCACGGTGGCCACGCCAGCCTTGAGGGCACGATAGGCGCTGTCGCACTCGACCACGCAAATCTCCTTGCCAGTGGCGGCGGTGATCTCATCGGCGCCATTCCAGGCAGTCCAGCCCTTGACGCTCTGGCCGGCGGCAGGCAGGACGGCGTTGTCCGCCACCTTGTACTTGTAGCTGTTGCCGGAAGTCAGCGCCGGGGAGACGGTGAGCTTGGTCTTGCCGGAGGTGGTGGAGCTGGCGGCGCTGGCGACGGTCAGGTTGTCCAGGCCGTCGGCGGTCGCACCATTGATGGTGGCGACCACAATGCCGTCCAGCTTTTCTGCAAACAGGCCGACGCCGGATGCAGCCACCGTTTCAGCGGACAGGTTGTTGTAGGTCGGGCCAGTGTGGATGCCGATCAGGCCGGTGGCGTCGGCGGTCAGCGCGAACGCCTGGCCCATATCTGCGCCGGTTACCGGGATGTAGTACAGCACGATGTTTTCCGCCGCAGTCGCGTAGATCTTGCCCTTAGGGACATCAGACGCCAGGATGGCCGTGCCCATGCCCAGGAAGTTCTGGATGTAGGACATACCGAAGGCGGTCTGGGTGCTGATCTGCGCGCTGCCCAGGTAATCGGCCACATCCAACGGATTCATAAAGTACACCGTCTCGATGGAGGTGTCCTCGAAGAGCACCTGCATCTGACCCCAGACCTGCGCCATGGCGGCCTGGAGACCCACGCCGTTGGCTGCGCCGGTGCCGGTGGCCAGGAACTTGACAAAGTCACCCCGGATGCCCTTCTGGATGTCTTTGAGCATTTTGGCGTTGGTGTCGTTCACCGCCTGGCCATAGCCCTTTTCGGAGATCGCCTCGGCGGTGGTCACCTTGCGCCACTTCTTCAGGGTCGCTTCGCCGATGGGGGTGTAGCTGGTGGTGTACTTAGAGAGGGGGATGACCTCACCTTCTGCCACCGTGCCGCTCTCCAGCGTGCCAGTGACCTTATACACTTTCAGAGTCTCCCCCGCCTTCTTCTCCAGCTTGCGGGTGACGCCCAGCATGGTCATCAGGGTCTGGATACCGGCGACAAACTGCTCGGTAAAGTCCACGTCCCGCACCTTTGCCAGGTCGGCAGACTTTACGGTTTGGGTATCGACCGCAAACAGCTGCAGGTCAAATCTGTTCATAACACTTCCTCCTTAAAAATTGAAAAGTTCTTTGTTCTCCAGCATCTTCTTCTGCCGGAGCTCGGGATCCCGAATCTTCATGATCTGCTCTTTGGTCATGGGAGCAGTGCCGCCGCCCGAACCTCTGCGAGGCGGTTCCCCTCTCAGTCGTTCCTTCACAGCCGCTTCCACCGCCGCCTGGAACGTCTTGGAGAAGCTGTCAATGGCCGCTTTGGTCTGCTCGGCGTCGGTCGTGACCAGGACGGACAGGATGTCGTCGGAGGCGGTGATGCCGCTCTCGGAGAGCATTTTTCGTGCTGTCTTGGTCATCTCGGCCAGCGAGTCCTTGCGCTTGTAGTTGTCCAGTTCCTTCTGGAGCTGGTCACGCTCATACTCCGCCTTCTGCTGGGCGTTCATCTCCGCCAGCTTCTTGGCCTCGTTGACGGCCTTCTGCTGCTTCTTCTGCCATTCGGCGAACTTCCGGTTGATGATGTCGTCCACATCTTCATCCGTGTACCGCTTCTTCCCCTGTTCCGGCTTTTCGGGCTTATCCTCCGGGGGCTTGCCCTCCGGAGCTTCCGCGCCCTCATCACTGCCCGTGTCAGGCGCGGGGTCGTCTGCAAACAGCTGCAGGTCGAACTTCCAGATATCGTGATCGTTCATTGTGATTCCTCCGTTCAAAAAGTTTTCCGCCATTATTCGTTGGGCGAGTGCCTCCCCTGTTTTTCCGCCGTCAGGGCTTCGGCGCGCCGTTCCCGGCGATCTAAGACTTGTACGCACTGGGGATAAGCCTCCGCCACCCCCTGCACGCCAACAAAAAAGGAATCGGCCAGCAGATTCACCTGCGGCGATTCCTCGTATCTGACAAACGCCCCGCCGGGCGCAATGTTGCCATTTAATGTTGTGTCCGTCAGCTCCTGCGCCGACCGGACAAAGGTCTGCACCAGCGTGGATACCGCCGCACAGACCAGATCATGGCCGGGTGGTCCTGCGCCAGCGTGACCGGTGACCTGGATAGAGCCTTGTCGGATGATTACCTGGATCATGGCCTTTCCTCCTGAAAATGGGTATCAAAAAAAGCACCCTTTTCGGATGCTGCTAATCACTTAACTTGTCTGCAATGTTCATGCCGAACTTGATACAACAAAGAATCGCCGCAATAGTGAGCACGACAAAGTACGCTGTGCCCATCTCTAATTTCAATCCGACCATGAAAAGTAAAATACACGTCAGCATATTATCCATCCTGTTCTTGTGGTATGAAAAAGCACTGTACAATTCTGCACAGTGCTTTCATGCGTAAATCTGATTCAATTTCTCTATAGTCGGAAGGACCGACTCTGCAAACAACGTCCCATCCACTTTGAATTTCGCCAGCATCTCCTCGATAGACTGAAATTCGCCAATATTTCTCGGTTCAGCATCACTACTGTTTTCTGGGCTGGTGAATCCTTTGTCATCTACCCAAATGACAAGTCTTCTGTTTCCTTTTAACCAGAAGATAAAGCCGTCATGTTGCTCAGTGAAGAAGTTGAATGTTCCTCCTACATTAAGGTTTCCATTTAACCTTTCGATAAACTGTTCTTTTTCCATGCTTTCACCTCTCATTTTCGCAACAATCAAGAATATAGTCGGATGGGCTATTGTTATCTATACGCAGAAATCTTACACTGCCTGCAACGGCCTTCTCTAAATACTTTGAAGCGTCAGCCGCTGGGTTTTGCGGGTCAACAAAAATTGTTTCGCCGTTACGCTGTTCGGCAACAAATACATGCCCACTCCCATTTGGCCATGCCAAAAACACTTCCGCTCTTGCGCCGTCTCCCCAGGTGGACATTTTCATCCTAATTTTTTGTAGGGCGTTTTTTCTTAGACACAACTGTGAGTCTTGCCTTGTCCATGCCAGTTCAAACGTTTGCGCTAATGCATCCTTCGCTGATCCCGTAGGTATCGGCTTCGCCGTAACTCTATAACCACGCCTGCGCATTTCATAGGTCGGTACACAACGCTGGCAGTTATTCGTCCACTTATATTCTCCTGTGGAAAAGTTTGGATTCACTGCCGCCAAATCTTCTTCTGCCTCGTAGATTCTCATCTTTCTGTCAAAATGATCTACAGGACTCTCTCCTGCAATTATAACATTTTGACCGGCCAATGCAAGCAAATTCTTCTGCGCTTCCCACTCCTCCGTGGTGCCGCCCTTATCCAAGAAGTCCAACCAGGCTTCGTACTCGGTATCGTCCTTATAAGCGCTGACAGAACACCGGCAATTCGGGTGCATGGGCGGGGCGTTCTTGCCCGGCATCATGTCCTTGATCTTGAAGTGTTTACCGTCCAGGTCGGAGCAGGCGGCGCAGCAGCCGTGGTTCACATGGAAGGTATACATCTCGAATCCGTTGGCCAGGAAGGACTGCTTCTGTGCTTCCGTCTGCACCCTGGCCAGCTCTGTCCGCATGAGCCGTTCGGCATTGCTCGTGCTGGTGCCGAAGGTCTTTTGGATTTCCCTGGCCAGGACACGAGGGTTTTTGCCTTGAATCATTCCCACCTGCAGTTGCTTGGACAGCTCCGCCTTCAGCGCTGTCTGGTTGCCCCAGATGCGTTCGGAGAAGGTGGCGCCGTGGAAGGACGCATTGGGGATGGTCTCCGCCAGTTTGGCATTGTTCCGGACGGTCTTGCCCAAAATACCCGCT